GTAGTGAAAACATTAAACTGTATAGAGCTTTGGATGATGAGGACATTTGGCACTGGTGGGCAGTAACTAAAGAAGGAGANCTAATTGATATTACTGCTGACCAATACTATTCAACAGGAAGAACACCACCTTATAACGAAGGAAAGAAAGCATCTATGTTGGGATTTGATTACAGAAAAAGAGTATTAAAACTCTTAGCTACTGTTAGGACTAATCTACATTTAAACGGAACACCAAGATAATAACACATGTCAAGCGAAAAAGAAGGCAAATATGAGCACTAGCACTAAGAAACCAAAACACTATGTAAACAATGCCGATTTTCTGGCTGCATTGGTGGAGTATAAACGGTTGTGTGATGAGGCTAAAAAGAATGAGAAGCCTGATCCACAAATACCAAACTATATTGGCGAATGTTTTTTAAAGATTGCTGACCATCTATCTCGTAAGCCAAACTTTATATCTTATTCTTTCCGTGATGAGATGATAGCCGATGGTATTGAAAACTGCCTAATGTATTTTCGCAACTTTGATCCTGACAAATCAAAGAACCCATTTGCCTACTTTACACAGATTATTTACTATGCCTTTTTACGCCGTATTATGAAAGAGAAGAAACAACTTTATGTCAAATATAAGGCAACAGAACAACTTGGCATACTAGATGAATTTGAAATGCTTGAAGATTCTGAAGGCCATTCACGGCAATTTGAATTGTATGATAACATCTCTGAGTTTATTTTTAATTTTGAAGAAAGCAAACGCAAGAAAAAAGAAGGCAAGACCAAAGGCCTAGAGAAATTTTTAGATGAAGAATTGCCTGATTCTGCTTGACATATTCAAAAATAGGAGTTATAATGGATAAATTAAAAATTGAGCATCATATAAAACACCTACAAAAACAGCACGACAATTTAGACAAACAGATACACGAAGAAGAAGCTCATCACGGCAACTCTGCCGCTATTAATGTTCTAAAAAAGAATAAACTAAAATTAAAAGATGAAATAGAAGGTTTCAAAAAACAAATAGTATGAAGATATGTATTCTTGGTGANACCCACTTAGGGGCCAGAGGCGATTCAATTGATTTCCATAATTACTTTGAGAAATTTTACGACCAGGTATTTTTTCCTTATTTGGTTGAAAACAATATNAAGGTAGTATTTCAAATGGGCGACCTGTTTGATAGGCGGAAGTTTATCAACTTCAACTCACTTTACCTAGCACGAAAGTATTTTTTTGATAAGCTCAAACAACATGACATAACCTTGTATGCTTTGGTTGGTAACCATGATGTTGCTTATAAAAACACACTTGAAGTTAACTCTCCCAATTTACTTTTAAAGGGATACGATAACATTAAAATCTATGATGAATTTGAAACAATAGATTTTGATGGCATTAAAGTTGATGCTGTGCCTTGGATTTGTGATGAAAATGAAGCCGATATTTTTTCAAAGATAAAAGATAGTAAGGCTCAAATTTGTTTTGGTCACTTTGANATTTCAGGCTTTGAAATGGACAAAGGCAATGTTTGTGATGTAGGTATTGACAAACAGGCTTTATCCAAGTATGATATTGTTTTAACAGGACACTTTCATCATAAGTCAAATGATGGCAACATCACTTATGTTGGAACGCCTTATGAAATGACATGGTCTGATTACAATGACACCAAAGGTTTTCATATCTTTGACACAGACACACGAGAATTAGAATTTGTAAAAAACCCATTTTCAATGTTTCATAAGATTTCATATGATGATGGTCAATCTGATTTTGAATCTTGGAAACAATATGATTTTGGATCTTTGAAAGATACCTACATTAAAGTTGTGGTATTAAACAAACAAAATCCATATTTGTTTGACCATGTGATAGATAACTTTTACAAAGCAGGTGTTGCTGACTTAGCTATCGTAGAGGACTTTAGTGATGTTTTAATTAATGACGACCAAGAGTTAATTGACCAGGCTGAAGATACAATGACGATACTTTCAAAATACATAGACAACTTGCCTCTAGATGTTGAACCAGAAAAACTAAAAGCAATCATGCGTGAGCTATACATTGAAGCAATTAATACTGAAGTGGCTGAATGATAATATTTCGTAATTTAAAATGGAAAAATCTATTAAGTACCGGTAACTATTATACAGAAGTAAATCTGTCTAATAACAGCAATACGCTGGTTGTTGGTGAAAATGGTTCAGGTAAAAGCACGATGCTTGATGCGTTGTGTTTTGCTTTGTTTGGCAAACCATTTAGGTCAATTAATAAACCACAACTTATAAACAGTATTAACAATAAAGATTGTGTTGTTGAGGTCACCTTTGACACAAACAATAAAGCTTATCGCATTGTTCGTGGTATTAAACCCAACATCTTTGAAATCTATTGTAACAATGAGTTAATAAACCAAGAAGCGGCAAGCAGAGATTATCAGGAGTTCTTAGAGAAGTTTATTCTAAAGCTAAACTATAAATCATTTACACAGATTGTTATTCTTGGTTCGGCATCATTTACTCCATTCATGCAGCTATCGGCATCTGACCGCAGAGCTATCATTGAAGATTTGTTGGACATTCAAATCTTTTCTACCATGAATACGATATTAAAAGAGAAGTTATCTGGTAACAAAGATTTCATCTCGGACAAAAAACATAACATTGATTTGATACAACAGAAATATGATTTACAGAAAAAATACATTGAAGAACTCAAACAAAATAATGACGATAAAGTAAAAGAATATGAGAGTGAGATTCAAAGTCATGGCGAAACCATATCCACCTTATCATCAAATGTTGAAATTCTTGCAGCCGAAGTTCAATCGCTCCATGCCATTGTGGAAGCTAAAATTGAAACTGAAGCTAAGGTCAAGAAGATTACAAAGATTGAATCGCAAATTGAAAGCAACTTATCCAAATTTCGCAAGGATATCAGTTTCTTTCAATCGCATGACGATTGTCCAACCTGTAGGCAAACCATNGCCATGGAATTTAAAGAAGAAGAACTTGGCAATCTTTCCACTAGAGTTACGGAATGCGAACACGGCCTCCAACANCTAGAAGAAAAACTAAATGCAGAACAAGAAAAGTTAAATGATATTGCCAACAAACAAAGGCAGTTGAATGAAAAGCAAGTTCAAATTGCCACACTTAACACAACGATTACTGAAACAAATAAAATGATTGCTCGTTTAACCAAATTGGCCAACGAGTTAAAAGAATCTAGGTCGGTAACTGATTTAGAAGAACAAGAATTAAGTAATATAAGTGTATCATTAAAAGAGTTAAAGCAACATTTATGTAACCTTATAGATGAAAAAACTTATTATGAAGTGGCTGCAGGTCTATTAAAAGACACAGGTATTAAAACAAAGATTGTTCGCCAATATTTACCTGTCATCAACAAACTGGTCAATAAGTATTTGGCATCNTTAGATTTCTTTGTGAACTTTAACCTAGATGAATCGTTCAAAGAAACAATTAAATCTAGGCACCGTGATGAGTTTACTTACGCTTCTTTTTCTGAAGGTGAGAAACAACGAATTGATATGGCATTAATGTTAACTTGGCGGGCTGTTGCTAAGCTAAAGAATTCATCAAATACAAATCTATTAATTTTAGATGAAACATTTGATTCTAGCCTTGATACCAATGGCACAGAAGAACTAATGAAAATCCTTCACCTGTTAGAAGGTGTAAATTTATTTGTTATCTCACACAAAGGAGATATATTACAAGATAAATTTGCCAATGTAATTAGATTTAAGAAAGAAAAAAACTTTTCAAGGATAGTAAAATGATAACATTAAGCTCTTATATAAGTGATGATGAGAAAAGAAAAGCCACCGTTTTTAGAGAACAAATTGATGGCAAATTTTATGTTTCAATGACAAATGATTTTGGTACTTCTTTTAGAGCAGATTTTTCATCAGAAGAAGCTGCAGAGATTTTTGCTGAAGATTGGATAATGAACAAATGAGTGAATTTTTAACGATTGATACCGGTGCTAGTTTACCTAAAACACCAGACATCACGCCTTTACCTGTGTATGATGAAAACCATCCAATGCTTAAACAAAGAATTCCTGAGCATAAGGGACCAATACCAAGTCCGTTGATTTCTAATTTGACCAGTCGGTTAAAGATGACTTTGAAATTATATGGTGCCATTGGCCTCTCTGCCAATCAATGTGGTGTATTTGAAAGGGTATTTGTAATTGGTACTGACCAGTTTCAAATCAGTTGTATCAACCCTAGAATTGTCCGTTCTTCGGCAGAAATGAATAGAAGTGATGAAGGTTGCTTGACTTTTCCTGGTCTTTATGTTAAACTAGACCGACCTGATTGGGTTGAAGTAGAGTTTACAGATGACACAGGCAAACTGGTTCAGATGCGTTTAGAAGGGTTGACAGCTAGATGTTTTCAGCATGAGTTAGACCATATGAACGGCATTCGTTTTATTGATAATGTTAAACCAATGACTTTACAGATGGCAAGAAAGAAACAACAAAAGATAATGAAACAGGCAATTCGTAACCAAAAGAAAAAATAATGGCATATAGTTTTGATCCAAAAGATGATGTAGAAGCTCAATGGCAAAAGTGGCAAGATAATACGCCACTTCCTACATTAGAGTTTACCGAAGATGGGTTGCGTGAGCAGATAATTAATGACCTGCAATATGTTTCACAGATGGATGTAAAAGAATATACACTCTACCAAAAATGGTGTGAGGTGCAAGACAAATATCCTGCTGTGATTGTAAACGATTTATGGGAAGGCGAGCAACGAGTTCTTGCAGATGAAGGGCAACGCAGAGCCATTTCTGAAATTAAATCCAATCTTTGGATACCTAATACACCTGAAGATTATTTGGCATTACAACCAGAGATGTTGTATACCAATAAAGAGAAAGACCTGCCTGAGTTATGGAATTGTATTCGTACCTTTTCATCTACAATGAAAAACAATTCTAACATTGGTCGTAATCTTAATTTTGTTATTCGTGATAAAGTAACCAAGAAGTATCTTGGTGTAAGTTGTATTTCATCTGACTTCTTAGACCTAACACCAAGAGATAAACACATTGGTTGGCCAAGAGAACTAAAAACAGAAGGCGGTATGATTAACCATACTGCGATTGGTTCTACAATCGTGCCATTACAACCACTTGGTTTTAATTATGTTGGTGGTAAATTGTTGGCGCTATTATGCCTTGCTGATCCTGTGCAAGAATTGTGGAAGAAGTTGTATGGTGACACACTTGTTTCAGTAACAACTACATCATTGTATGGCAGAACCAAGGCTGATGGCCTATCTCAATATGATAACTTAGACCATTGGCAAAAGATGGGCTTCACGGCAGGTTCTGTATCGTTTGAACCTGAAAAGAAAACTCGGTATATGATTCGTGATTGGTTGAAAGTTAATCATTCAAGAAAATACTTTGAGTGGTATGTTGCGAAGAAACCAAGCGGTCAACCACATAAGCGTGACCACAAGAATCGTTCATTACAGTTCACATATAGCAAACTAAATATACCAAAAGAAATTATTCGTACCGACCATGCTCGTGGAATTTATTGGTCGCCTTTGTATGATAACTCAATTGATTATCTGAACAAAAGAATTGGTGATGAGAAGTTGGTAAAATCATTTGATACCAGTATTGAAACACTTACAGAGATTTGGAAAACAAAACATGCCAAACCTCGTATTAAACAACTGGTCAAAAAAGAGCGTAACAATAATGATACCCTTTTCTATGATGACCTTACAGTTTTGCCTTGGGAGTCGGCAAAAGAGAAGTATCTTTGCCAAGTTGGTCGTTAAAACGCTTGACAAAGTTAAAGTATTAGTGTATTATGTCCTTATGCGGTGGGTGATAGCACGATTTAAGACACCCTCTTAGATTATCTGAGCAAAGCAGAACACCGCTCCATTTTTATAAAGAAATTATGTTTACATTTTTAGGTATAGTTGGATTTATTATAACGCTATTGGTGGCCATACCAGCAACATTGATTGCTTTTGCCACTTTTATTGAACATCCAATCAAAGCGGTTATTGCTTTATGGACAAACCTTATATTAGCGTATAAAGAGCTCTGGGAAAGTATTACGAAGTAAAATCTCTTTAAGAATCAATAGCTTAGCCTGTTGTTTCTATGCAACAGGTGGTCTTGACAATCCAACTCAATACTGTTATAATGGTAGTATAAATTAGTTAAATAGGACTATACTACAATGACATTTACTGCTGAACAAAAATCTCAATTAGCCAGATTAATGGCAACCGAGAATCTCACGGTTCAACACCAAAAAATTCAAACTGCCAAATTTGACCCTAAGAATAGGGTTTTATATCTTCCTATTTGGCAAAATATGACAGGCACTATTTACGACCTGCTCTGTGGCCACGAAGTTGGCCATGCTCTCTATACTCCCGCTGATGGTTGGCATAATACTGCCTCTGACAAATCAAAAGGGAAATTCTATAAAAACTTCCTTAATGTTGTTGAAGATGCTAGAATTGAAAAGAAGGTCAAGCGTAAATATCCTGGCCTTAATAATTCTTTTCGTAATGGTTACCAAGAATTAATCAATCGTGATTTTTTTGG